TAATGGTGGCATGATAGCTATGGCTACAGGTTCAGGTAAGTCTAGAGTAGCAGTTGAACTAGCAAAACATTACTTTAATCCAAGAAATGATTATCATACAGCTCTTTTAGTGCCTACTGAAAAGCTTAGAGATGAGAATTGGGATGAAGAGTTTACTAAATGGGAAGCTAGAAACATTTGGAAACACACTCAAAGACTTTGTTATGCTTCTGCATCTAAAGTCAAAGGGTATGACTTTCCATTAGCTATTCTTGATGAAGGCCATAACATTACAGAGTTATCTTCAGAGTTTTTCTTAAACAATGAAGTAGAAAACATTGTGTTGCTTACTGCAACTCCTCCTACTGATATGGTTAAAAGACAGATTCTTTCTGACTTAGGTATTAGACTTGTCTATGAACTTACTTTGGACCAAGCTGTAAGACTTGGCTTCGTAGCACCTTATAAGATTACTGTTATTACAGTGCCTTTAGATAATGTTACAAAGAATATCAAAGGTGGTAACAAGGCTAATCCTTTTATGACTACTGAAGCTGCAACTTATGCTTATCACAATAAGAGAGTTCAGCAATGTTTTGGTGATCAAACTGCTCAAGGTAAAGCTAAGATGAAATTTGCTATTCTAGGTAGAATGCAGTTTATCTATAAGATTCCTTCAAAGACTGCAGTAATCAAGTTTTTACTTGATAAAGTAATTCCACAAGATGATAGAACTATTATCTTTTGTGGAAACATAGAACAAGCTGAACAAGTATGCCCTACATTCTATCACTCTAAATCAAGTAATGAATCTTATGATGCTTTTAAAGCAGAGCAAATCAATAGATTATCTTGTGTAAAGGCTGTAAATGAGGGACATAATTTTCCTGGAATTGATTCAGGTATCATTGGACAGCTTAATTCTAAAGAGAAAGATTTGGTTCAAAGAATAGGTAGATTGATTAGGTTTAGACCTGGCCATGAAGCTCATTTGTATATCATAGTTTCTGAAGGCACTCAAGATGAGAAATGGCTTGAGAATGCTATTGAGAATTTGAATCAATCTAAAGTGAATTATACAAGATTTGATAACTTTAAAAAAAGAATGGAAAATGCAAATAAATCCACAAATTAGGAGTGTATTGACAGAGTTCAATATTCCTGTAGAAGATGGTTTAGCTTATCTTTTGTCTATTTTCTTTAACTGCAGACCTTCTTATACACCACCACTTTTAGTACAAAGAATGAATGTAACTAACATTTTGGGCATTGACTCAAATAGAGAAGTTATATGGCATATTCCTTTGTTTATTAATGAAGAAGCCATAGACAAATGGAAATGGGTATTGGAGTGGAATTTAGAGTTTAAAAGAATAAACACTAAAAGAGTTGCAGTAGGTAGAGATGCTATCACAAGAATGAAAGCATTCTTTGCTGAGAATCCTGATGTTAGAAAAGAAGAAGTTATTGAAGCTACTAAAATGTATTTCAAGACTTTATCTAGCTCAGAGTATTTAATCAGTTCACATTACTTTATTAGTAAGGGTGTGGGCAGAGACAGAACTTCAGCACTATTAGGTTGGATAGAAAAGTACAGAGAAGCAATCTCTGATACTTCTGCCAACAATAGTGAGGATATAACTTCAAGAATGCAATAATGAATTTTAAAGCAGCATTTGAAGCAGGTCAAAAAGGTAGTAACAAAGGTCTTCCTATGGGGGAAGGCCTTAAGACTATCTCACAGGCAATTAATGGAATCCAAAGGGGAAGAATTTACACTGTTGGAGCTGCCCCAAAGGGAGGGAAGTCAACTTTGGTAGATGTAGGCTTTTGTATAGAGCCTGCCATTCATGTATTGGACCATAATGCCAAACTTAGTGCTTCTATTGAAGCACTTGCCACTAGACTTGAAACAACAACTGACATTGAAACAAGGACTGCTCTTAATTATGAGTATGAGAAGTTAAATAGTCAGTTGATTGATGTTGAGTTTATCTACAACTCTTATGAGATTGACAGAGTAAGCAAAGAATTTGATTTTGTTGCCCATTTTCTTAACAAAGATTATGGCATTTATCTAATAAATTTGCCCCCTGGAAAATTGTATAAAGAGAAAAATGTTGTATCTTTATCCTCTGCCTTTTTGAAAGGCGAGTTGGAGTTTGATACTGCAATCCCTGATGCTCCCAAAGAGATTATTAGAGTTCCACCAGACATTATTGAGAAAATCAAGATTGTCTATAAGACTAGAATAGTGCCTTTATTTGGTGAGTATAATGACAAGGGAGAAAAAGTTTCTAAAGGGTTGATTAAGTTCTTGGAAATCAAGGACAATCCCACTGGAGTTAGAAACTATCTTTTAGCTTATGCTAAGGAAAATGGTGAGTTTATGTATAAGAGTACAGAGAAGGATGGAGTAACCTACACTAGGATGATAGGCTATAAACCAAAGAACCCTGCTAAGTATGTTATTATCATAACTGACCACTTGAGAAAGCTATTGCCAGAAAGAGGTTTCAAGATGAAAGAAACTGTAGATAAGTTCTCAGAATACGCTGTAGAGTTTAGAAACACTTGCAATTTCACTTTTGTGCACATTATCCACCTTAATAGGGCACTGAGTGATATTGGAAGAAGGCAGTATGATGATGACAGATTGTTTCCACAATCTGATGATATTAAAGAGACAGGTAATTTAAGTGAGGATAGTAATTATATCTTCACAATGTTTAACCCTAATGATGATAAGTTTAATCTTAGTAAGCATTTTGGTAAGCAAATTAGAAGACCTGATAAATCTCTTTTGTATCCCTTTATGAGAACTGTACACTTAGTTGAGTCTAGACATTGCATTTGTCCTCAGCACTTTAGGGTCAACATGTATGGTGATGTAAAGAAATTCGAGTCTTTAATTATTTAAAAGAAAAGAGTATGCCAAAGATCTTGGTTTTGGCCCCTAGTGGGTTTGGAAAGTCCACAAGTATTGGACAGATACCTGAATTAGGTATTGTAGGCCTTGTTCCTGAAGAAACTTATTTAATATCAGTTACTTCAAAGCCTCTTCCTTTCAGAGGAAGTGGAGCAGCATATCCAATTACTGTTATGCCTGACTTAAAAACAGGTAGAAGAGTCATTACTGACAATGCAAAGGATATAGAATCTATCTTCTTAAACTTAGTGAATAGTCCATACAAGAATATTGTGTGGGATGATTCAAACTATGTAATGCAGAATTGGTACATGGCTAATGCCTTAGCTAAAGGTTGGGATGCACCTAAGCAAATTGGTTACTTTATGGGTAAAATCTTTGATGCCATAGAGAAACTAGATGCTGCAGGTAAGAATGTTATCATTTTGGCTCATGGAGATAGTACTCCTGGACCTGATGGTAGAATCTATATGAAGTACAAAGCTACAGGTAAGATGGTAGATGAGTACTTAACTGTAGAGGGCAAAGTGGATGTTACTCTTATTGGTATTAGTAGATATGATGATACTGAAAAGAAAGCTGTAAAAGAGTTCTTAACCAATGAGAATGAGCAATATTCATCAGCTAAATCTCCAGTAGGTATGTTTGACAAACAATTTATTCCTAATGATTTAGGTTATGTTGTTAGTAAAATAGCAGAATACTATGGATAGTTGGATTGCTGCTATTATTGGCTTCTTTGTAGGAGCTGCAGGTACTATTGTTGCTTTGGCATTAGTAAGAAGCAATTCAAAAGACACTGTTGAAGTAGATCCTGAGAAAGAGGAAGCTGCTAAAGAGTGGACAGAACAAAGCAGGTTATTAATTTTAATTTTAAATTCATACATTATGTCACAAGAAGGTGCACAAAATGTTGCAACTGCAACACAAGAAGTTTTAAGAATCACTATCAGTGATGTCTTAGGGTTATTAGCTCAAGGTAAAAGCAGAAAAGAAATTGCTGAACACTATGGCAGAACTCAGTCTGATATGAACAAGATGGTTTGGGGTCATCCTAAATTGAAGAACAGAAAGGCTAAGAAACAGTACACAGGTATTGAACTTGAAGATGATACTGATGAATCTCCTGTAGCTGAAGTTGCTCATGTTCCTGGGCCAGAGCTTACTCAAGCTTTTGAGAACCAAGAAGAAATGGGAACTCAAGCCATAGAAGAAAATACTCCTGTGACTGCTGAAGTAGTAGATGAGACCTGGAGATAAGAATTGTTTAATTATTAAAAAAGACTAGATATGTCACAATTACAAGGATACGGATTTGTATCAGATTCAGATGAATCATTGAAAACCAAGAGTGGCGCTAAATT